GTCATTGTCACAGTTTGAGGAGTGCTTTCACTATAACTAAATTGAGTTCCACTTATGTTTGTAATAACAGGATATTCTAAAATAATTGCATCTACTTTATCTTTTGTATCTTCTGTTAAGTTATTTGCACTTGTTGTATTTCCTCTACTTATAACTATAGTTTTAAACATATATTTTGTGCTGTTCAAATTTTTATAACCAAATATGCTTTGACTTACACTTGGATCAGGACTATTTATAATTTCTTCACCTGTGTTAATTAAATAATTATAGTAGTAAGGGTAAATTACTTGAGAAAAAAATTGTTCAGTGCTTGCATCTTGTGTATTATAAATTGTAAAATTTACAGGATTCCACCTTAATTTAGTTTGAACAACTCTAGGCCTATTGTATTGATTTAGTGTAATAGTATCTACAGTCATTTGGGGATAATCTGCATTTAATGCAGGTGCAATAAATGTAATTGGTTTACCTTCTGATTGTACACTACTTATAAAGGTCACAGTAAATTCATAGGTTAAACGAGGGCGAAGTAAATTTATTCCTTCGCCTTTTGTTTGACCATAAAGTAGTTGTGCATAATTAATCATCACAAAACTTTATATTATGAGGTTGCTAAACTAGGATCTGGTTGAACAAAATCTTCGTAGTTATAAATTGCATTATCATATTTTACACTAATAGAAATAGTCATAGGTTCACTAGTGTTGTATGCTGCTTCATTATAATTAATATTATCAATATAGCATCCAAATAAATCCCATCTATCTAACGTGTGAGTACCAGCTACACCTGTATTTTCTCCAGTTAAACTTCGTATAGATAACTTAAATTTATAAGCTGCAGCCGCTGCAGGAGCACTTTGCTCTAAATGATTTACTTGTCTGTTAATTTGACTATTTAAAGCTGCACTTGTTTTATTATTAACATCATCTCTAAAAGTAACATTTATAGGAGTCCATGTATGTTTTCCTGCCATAAATATTTTACTGTTATAAACATCTAATGTTACCTCATCATGCTGCATTGTTGGTTTACTGATATTAGTCACATTTCTAGAAAGTTGATCATAATCACTAGTTCCTAAACCTGTGCCAAAATTAATAAAGTCAATACTAAACCTATACTGTAACTTGGGCATCAAGACAATAGTTGCATCACTGTTTACTGTAGGTACCCCAAATTTTTTGAGTGACATGTATTATTACTCCAAATCTTTAATATATTTAGCTAGGTTTGTAAAAATTAAAACCTAGCTAAAATTTATATATTATAATTCTCCAGTATTTACAAGTCTTACAGGAATATAAATAAATTCTGCTGCTTTTGTAGGCTCAATTGCAACATCTGCATACAATTCGTTTCTGTCTATTCTTGCTGGTGTATTGTTGCTTTCATCACAAACAACAACGAAGTCATAAACACCACGTTTGCTCATTATATCTTGTAAGAAACCGTCTAATACTGATTTTAAATTTTCCCTAGTTAGTTCATCGTTAGGTTCAAAAATAAATGGTCTAGCAAGAACCATAAAACGTTCTCTTAAATATGCTACCAATCTAGAAACATTCACTCTATCTAATGCACTGTCAAAGGGATGTAATGTCTTTTGCCCCCATACTACAATACCTGTTCCAGGAAAATTTGTAATAGGATTCAACTTATTTGTGTATAATGAATCTCTTTGCCCTTCATTTAAAGCCAAAGGCACAAATTCATCTTCACTATCTAAATAACCAACATTAGTTGCATTGGTTACATTTCCTCTAGTAAGACCTGCAGGAGCAAACCAAGGATAACTTACACTATCACTATAAGCAATTGTTCTTAAACTTATAAAGCTACTTGGCAACAATACTGTTTGTCCATCTAAATTAGTTCCTAGCGCACTAGGATAATAAACAGCCATACCAGCATTTTTAGGGCTTACTAATCCATCTTCTCCATTTTCTACAGCATTTACGCCTAACATCCAATCTGTAATTTGTTGAGGTCCTGTTCTGTAAGGAGTATCAACAACAACAAAGGCAGTTTCTTTTCTATCTACATTTAAAGTACTTAGTTCATCTGCTAATTCAGGATATCCTGGACATGCAATTAAATTATAACTTACTGTTTCTGACCTTAACTCATCACTACTTGCAACTGCTGATTGCAATTGCTGGACTATTACTTTTCTTACTGCTTTTCTACCAAACAACCCACTTCCATCTGCCTTGTTTCCTGCAGCATTTCTCCATTTCCATGTAGTTGTTTCGCTGCTAACATATTTTCTTACAGTGTTACTTGTCCTACACATATTAATAGCAAACATACCTGCTGGATATAAAACTGGATTTGGAGCGTCATCATTTATTAAGGTAGCTCCTACTGCTGTATTAGATGTATCTGCAAAAGTTTCTGTTATATCTGCAAATATAACACCATTAGGAGTAGTTTGATCTGTATTGTCTCTCAAAACCCAATTAGCGCCATCATAAACCTTGATTGCAGGAAAATTATCTAAATCGTTTGTATCAATCCAAACATCATTTGTTACAGGTCCATTAGGTTCAGTTGTACCTACACTACTAATTGCTTGTGGTCTCCAATATCCGCCATTTTGAATATATAAATCTATAGTACTACCATCACTGGCAATATTATTATCAAACCAATGTCTGCCATTTTCAGTTTCTCCTGTTATAGTATTTGGATTTGCAGTCAACTGATAAGCTGCAGAACCAGTAACAACTGGAGCACTAACTGATGTTGTTCCATCAAAATATCTAAATTCAAAAACTGGATCATTCATGTCATTGTAAGCTACAAAGATACTATTAGCTGGAGGTATCGCTCCGCCAAGTATTTCTACAATTACACTACCTTGTGTTAAATATGTGGATTCTGCACTACCACCTAAGGTAATTGCACTTATTTGTCCGTTTGAATTTATTGTTGCAGTAGCCGTTCTGTTTGCTAAAACAGAACCTGTTGTGCTTTTTAAAACAATTGTAGGCGCACTTGTATATCCTGCTCCTGCTATATCAATAGCTATGCTAGCAACATCCCCTGTACCTGTATCTACAATTGCTCTTGCTTGAGCCAATGTTCCATTATTAAATGTTCCTGGTCTTGTAGCATAATTTTCGTTTAATAAAACAGGAATATTTTTAGTAGTAAAACTATCAGTTTGTGCGGAATATTGTTTGAAAACTACATCCATTCCAAAATTGTAGGAAGTTGTTTTTACCCAAATATCATATTCATTAGGATTGCTAGGAACATCAACATGGCTTGACATTGTAACATTTGTGCTAGCATATGCAGTTACTCCACTACCCTGAATAGTACTTTCTTTAACTTCTACCCAAGTAGTACTATCTACTTTTAAAAAATATTTGATAGGATTTAAAGTAGCATTATTACTATCAACTGTTACTACAGCATATTCACCAGCAGATCCTAGTGTTGTCAATGGCGTTGCTGCTGCCCCTGTTCCTGTTACTTGTGTGCTTGATAATATAGAAACATCTTGTGCAACCCAGTTACCATCAGCATTAGCTTGACTAATACCAAATGCAGTATTTGTTGTATCTAACCAGTATGCATTATTATTAGGAGGACCTTTAGGTTCTGTGCTAGTGTTGTCTAACTGATCTAAATCTACATCTGCTCGCAAAACATAGGCTCTGTTAGCTAAACCTAAATAACTATAGGCAGTCAAAAGTCCGTATTCATTTCTTTCTCCACCATGAATACTTGTTCCACTAACTTGTTCAAAGAATGGTTCACCATAATACTGAACTAATTCTCTTTGACTTGTGATTAATTTTAATTTATTTGCTTCTGATTTTATTGTGTATGCAGCAATGCCAGTTCCACTTACATCACTTTTGTTTTCACTTGTAGCCATAACTATTAAAGGTACAGTACCAGTGCCAACAGAAGCGTATGCACTTTCATCAACTACACTTACTGCTACTCCAGGAGATACTAATGTTGCCATAAATTTTAGTCCTTTTTTCTAGAAAAATACTTGTTTAAATATTTATCAAAAAGACTAAATATGCTGCTGATTTAATAGATAGTATTTGCTGTATAGATCAAACTGCCATTCATAATCTATATCCAAACATTCACGCTCTTCCATCATAAATAATTTTGGATTATTTTTTGTAAAATCTCCCATCCATCTGTCTTTTCCTATTTCACTTAATTTTCCTGCATATAAAGCATGAGCTGCTTCATATGTTTCAGAAACAATTTTTGTATTCATAATTGTTGTGTTTTTAGGCCAAGGAGTAATTAGATCACCATTTTTGTCCCAATAATATTGTTTTTTACATACAACACCAAAAAGTCCAGGAAAATTATTACTACAATATTCTTTTATGAATTTATTAATAGTGTTTACAGAAAGGAATAATAAACAAGGATTTAGTAGAATAGCAAATTCATACTGTGGAAATTTATTCCACCATTCATACATTAAACTTAAATTATTGTCTGTATTACGACTTCCTAATGATCTATGAAAAATTTGTATATCATTTTTTTTACAAATATCTTTTAATTCTTTATCATACACGCTTGCATAAAATTGGTCTAAGGGTATGATTGTTTTTTTAACTTTTTTTAAAAGTATTTCAAATAAACAAGTATTTCCTATAGCTCTTATCATTTTATTAGGTACACGTTCACTATTAATACGTGATTGTACTATGAACAATATTTTATTTAATTCTTTTTTAATAGTGTTCATGTTGTTTTTTTATAGGAGGCTCATTAAATTCTATTTTATCTGCAATTATATTTACATGATTTTCAGATAATAATTGAGAAAAGATATACATTCCTAGCTTCATATGTTGCCTGAAACATTGATGGTATGAAATAACACTATCTATATTTTTTATATTATTAAAAAATTTTGCATAAGTGTCAATGTCTATAAATTTTTCGTAAAGTAATATAATATCTTTAATTAAGTATTCTTCATTTTTATACTTTAAAAATATTTTATCAAATACACTATAATGACCCATATAAAATTTATCTTGTAACCTGACTTGATGATTGCTAGTAACAAAATCTATATATCCATATATTGTATTATTTTCTTTAATTTTTTCTTCTTTATGATAATTTTCTTGTTCATTACCTTCAAGCTCATTCTTTATTATGTTTAAAGTATCGAATGGAAAAGGTAAAAAATTTTTTCCTTCAAAATTTTTTACTAATTTAGGTTTTTTGATTTTAAAATAAACATTAGGACGTATTTTCATTACCAAAGACTGTTTATTGGTAATTTGTTGTAAAACTTTATATATTTTATAATATAAAGCAAAGCAATGTCGCATTTTATGAATAAAATGTTTACTTAAAAGACCTGTGATGTTATCTAGTTCTATAAAAATATGTAAAATTTTACTATGTTGTATTGCTTGATATACAATATCATCAAATATATCTGTGTATTTTTCTTGATTAATATTATAACATAATTTATATTTTTCACACAATAATATTATATCATCTAAATTATTATATTCATGATCCCATGTATCAATATAAAATTTAAAATTATAATTAGGATTTTCTTTTAATAATTTATATATACTAACATCAAATTCCTTACTATGTATTCCTCCATTTGTTAAGCCTGGAATAATTATAGAAACTTCGTTATCCAATTACAAATCCATATCCGGCACTTCCATCAACATATAATGTTAATTCTTGCTCTAATTTTTCTTTAATAGCCATAGCATCTTGTTTTAAAGTATCTCCATTTAATTGTGTGCCACCCTGCGGACTTGCTATCGTAGCAAATTTACTTCTTGCTTCACCTAGCATCATTTTTGCTTCAGCTAATGACCATTCTTTAATCCAACTACCACTATATGGATCTGTGAATAATTCTACTTCTGTTCTTAAATTATATATATGAATAATTACTTCACTTTCGCTTTTGATTCGTCTGTGTAATGTTAATTTTTTTGTAACAGGATTCCAAGTAAATTGAATTTCACTACCAAAAAGTTTCCCTAACGTTTCTCTACTCTGAGCTAAAAAGTCAAAATTTGCCATGCCACCACTTCTAGCAGTATGTAAAAAATATAAATTTAAGTATGCAGCTTCAAAGGGTTCGATTTCGTTACCGGCCATTCCAGTAACACTAGAAGTTCTAGTATAGATATCTTTTACCTCAGTAACTTCATTAGGTAGTATATATTCATTTTGATCTACTTGTAATTGTAAAATTAAAAAGCTTTCTTCTACAGAATTTTCTGCACGTTGTCTATATTTTCTTAAAGCTTTATCAATAGATAAATTATAATGTTCAGGATCTAGTTCTATGTCTACCATACCACCACCTAGACCTAGAGTGATTTCATTTATAAGCTCTTGACGAGTTGAAGCCATTTTTTTATTCCGAATAATTTAGAAATATTTATCAGAGAAATAGGAATAAACCTATTTCTCTTTACATAATTTTAGAGGGGTTTTGGTCGAGGTGCTTTAGCCATGCCTGGTGCTTTAGCCATGCCTGGTGCTTTAGCCATGCCTGGTGCTTTAGCCATGCCTGGTGCTTTAGCCATGCCTGGTGCTTTAGCCATACCAGGTTTCCACGTTTTTCTTAAAAATGCAGGAGCTTTAGCCATACCTGGTGCTGTTGCATTATCAGGTACTGTTGCTGTAGGGACTTTCCATGTTTTGCCACTTTGACTTAAATCTGTACTACCCATGCCTGTACCTGTTGCACGTTTAACTCGTGCCATTGTTTTTTTAACCCAATCAGATTCATTCAAAGTATCATCAAACATTTCATACACTTTAGTAACAAAGTCATTTATATTATCACTTTCATCTACTAAAGTTCTAATATGATTTTTAATCTGCTCTTCTTCTGTCAATGCTTCTTCTTCTAACTCTACTTTTTCTGTTTCTTCTTGATTATTTTCTTCAATTTCTTCTTCAGTATCTGATTCCTGAATCTGAAGTTGATTCAATATATTTCTTATATCAGATGAATTCATAACATACTCCAAAAACTAGTTTATAGTATTTATTATAAACTAGTTTTTGACCTAAATTACTTGTATGTTTTTACAATAACGATCTGATCACTCATAGATCCATTTAATGAAACATTTGTTGTTTTAACTTCATTTTCAAAATATTTTAATGCTTTAGTCCTAGCACTAGAAATATTTTTTAACTGTTCCTTGGGTTTGCGTAAAGTTTTTGCTTGGCTTGTTTGCTCATCATAATTTAAAATTTTAGTTCCTTTTACATCCAAACCACTTTCATCTTGTGCAATATAAACTCCCAACTTTCTTGTTTTTTTATTATAAACAAACGCAACACCTGCTCCTACTATATTTACAGGTTTTTCTCCCACTAATCCAACTGTAGGATCACTTACAGCATATTTGACTTTTGCAACCTTTTTGTCTACAGATACAGGCTTTTTCTTTCTAGGCTTACGTTGTTGTACACTTTCTCCAATTACAATATCACATGCATCAATAATGTCTTGGAGGAATACAGAATAATCCTTCATTTGCTTTTTGGTATAGCAACTATATCCTTCATTCAAATCAGGATCAGTACCTGCAATTACTTGTTGAATTTCAGAAAGTACAGATTCATATTCTTTTTTTACAACTCTTGCATGAGCTTGGCTAACCTCATATTCCTTTAAAATAGCTAAACAATTCCTTTTAGCCATTACCAAACCAAAGGCTCTAGGTTTTAGGAAAAAATAGTCTCTCAAATGCTCAAACTCTGCAATAACTTCGTTGGACTGATCTTTAACTCTATCATAAACACTAGTAGTGGGAGAATCTGTTTCTGCTTTGTCAGCCTTGATCTTCTTTCCTAAAGTTACCATGCTATTAATATACTTGTGTAGACGCTCTGTGTACTTGTCTTCTAGCTTTGCGCCTAAAGTAATCATTCTTGACATGTAACAAGTGCTACGATTGATCTCTGAATCAGGAACTGCTCTAAAACATCGCACATCCTCTGTTGTATATTCAGCATTTTCTTTCATAAAATCAATAACAAACTCTTTTGCTTTTTTGGTATTTCCGGCACGAGCATAATAAGCATAAGCTCGTAGCATTTGGGAGTCTGAATCTTTAACATTCTCCCAACTTGGTTCAGTTCCAAATTCAATATCTGAAACTGTTTGCCTTGCTTTTCTTTTTGTTTTAGGAGCAGCCTTTAACAAATTGGTTTTTGCTCGTGCCATATTGTTACCCTTTCTGATTAACTAGTTTTTGCCGTTGTGTTTGTAGATACTCAATTTCTTTGTATGTATCAAATGCATTTGGAAAAAAATCCATATGCCGTTGCAAATAGCAAATATCAATCTCAAGTTCCATTACTTGGTTTTGTAGTTCTCGCTTGCTCATTATTTACCTTTAAATTGAATAGTTAAACAAAGTTGCAGTAGTTAACCTACGCATTACACTTATATCACGTGTTTCATTCTTACAATAATTGACAAATAAGTCAAGTAAATCACCTAATACATCTGTAATTTCCTCCTTTGTTGCATGGTAAGAAAGTTCAAGTGCTAACTCCTTAGCACTGTCCTCAATCAGCTGAGGTTCTTTAAAATTAGGAACATTTTGATCTAAAATCTTTTTGGTAAAGCTAGCCATCAAATATTGAATAATAGCATAATTTTTCATTGATCTCCTGTTTCATTATAACCTAACATGTATGCTTCTACGTCTACATCCATCATTCTACTTCTAGGTGTACGCCTATTAGAACCTGCACATATACTAGCCATCCAATGCGGATCAGGTTTTTTATTTTTTAGCTTGTCTTGGGCTCCGCACCAATACGGAGTACCTGGAACTGTTAGCAACATTTCTTTGGTTAGTTTACTCATGCTTACTCCTAGTATTATCTAGAAACAATTTCAGGAAAATTCTTTGCAATTACTGGACATGCCTTAGAAGGAATTTTAAACCCTTTTTTGTTTAAGGATATCAAAGCTTTATGGAAAGTGTTTTTGGTATCTGGCTGGTTAGCATATTCAAGTTGTAGGTTAATATATTTGCATATTTGTATACTATCACCTACTGTTAAATAGCTAGGATCAATCTGTACTGTTTTTGCCTCAACTAAATTCTTGTTAATCGCTGCAATTACTTTGCTAAGTGACATATTGTCTCCTGTGTATGTTGCTATTGCCTAACTGATAATAATATTATACAACCTTTGAAGAAAAAGTCAACCTTTTTTAAACAAATTCGATGTAGTCTTGATCCATCTGATCCAGCTCTGCCTGTCGCTGCTCAATTAAGATCTGCTCCTGCTCCAGATCAAAGATGCGATCTTGCCAACGCCGGATCTGGAACTCGTCTTCTTCTGGCCTAGTGCAGGCTTCGTTCAGCAGATCAATCTCTTCTTGGATCTCTTGTAATTGGATGTGGTAGACTGACTGTGGCATGTGATCTCCTAGTGTGGAGTGAGTGGAGTGGAGCTAATCGCTCAGTGTCTAAATAGTATACAACCTCTGAGAGAAAAAGTCAACTATAAAAATTATTATTCTTCTTGTACTGACAAAATACTTTCAGCTGAGATACGTGTGCTGTCTCCGTTGCGGAAGCGTACACTCCAACCTTGCAGTTTTTCTGAGTATACGTAAAGATATTCCTCATTCATGTTCCAAGCGTCTTCCATTAGTGCCTTTGTGTCGGCATGTGTCATACAACGCTCGTTATGATAGTAATTATTGTTCTCAGGTTCTGACTTCCATGTAGAAGCGTTGCCTTTCTGTATGCATTTCTCAATTAGTTTAGGATCTGTATAATGTTCTGTTAGGAGCAGACCTAAGCCGTTTAAATAGCCGTCCAAATGATGATAGGCAGAAACATATGATCCGTCTGTGTAGCGGTATGCAATTCTTGCTCTTGTTGCCATTGTGACCTCTTAGCGTAGATTGGAAAAATGCAAACTGGTCGCTTAGTGTTACTAAGCGACCAAGTCAAATATTTAATTTAAATATTCTGCTCCTGTCCAGCTAATTTTATAATTTTCAAATAAGTTACCTCGTGCTTTGTTTTTTGCAGGTGCTGCCCAACTTGCAGCCATTAAAATATCTCCTTTGCGGAATTTTTTGTCATTGTCACCTGCTACTATAAAACTATGCACTCTAGTACCTACAACAACCTTGATATACTTCTTACCCACAGTGTAGGACAAATCATTGTTAAATTCTTCTACCATCCTATCTCTAACAGTATCACTTGATGTCTTTGAGCGGTCTACATACATCCAGCGATTGTAA